TCAGAGTCCACTCTCGATCTAGGTTTTAACAACATTACAGATAACGAGGCTGATGATATTCTTGACCACTACCGAATAGTTAATGAAACTTGGACGCTAGCTGACGAAGACACAAGATGGGTGACTTTTAGTAGTGAAGACGGTCTTGCAGGTGCGGAGTCTAATCTTCCTTCATATCTAAGTGAGGCAGGTCTTCGGTGGCGTTATTCCAAGCCGCCAAAGGTTAAGAGTGTGCAAAAAGGCATCAGTAATGTGACTTGTTCCTTTGTCGCTTGTCTAGATTCGCCTAAACTAAGTTAACTAACTCCAACTTACCTAAATCAAGTGGCATTTTATTCAGGTCAAGATGGCAAGCTTTATATAGATGGCAGTGCTTCTGAAGCGGCGAAAGTTGTTTCTTGGTCATTTTCAGCTTCGCAATCTACTCTCGATACAACCAGTCTTTCCGACACAGATCGAACATTGATCGAGGGGATACGTAGTATTTCAGGCAGTTGCCAGATCTATTATCACAGTGATGCCAATACAAATGGAGATGCTACGACTCTTATTGGCAAACTTATTAAGGCACGTAGTTCAGGCAGCGTACCCGGTGTTGCTCCAAAGCAAAACGCTACAACAGCAGAAACAGCAACAATTCTCGAACTTGGATTTAAGGATTATCAAGGCACGATTAAGAAGATCAAGTTACCTGTTGTCTTGACCAATGTTTCGATGACAAGTTCTCAGGGTGAAGTCTTATCTGCCAATGTTTCGTTTGAAGCTAACGGAGCCCCTAGTTCAATTAACATCTAATGTCTGGGAAAGTAATCACTGGTGATGATGGGTTCGTTGAATTAAAACGCACCTCTCTTGAATACTCTTTGCAAACTTCTTTAGATCCTTCTGATGTCAACACTGGGAGGAAAAGATTTTCTGTAGAGGGTATTTCTGAAAGTGTAATTACCGGTGATCGGATTGAAATCTCAACTGTTGATGGAAGCACTCTTGAATTAGTTAGCGGTCATAATTATGAAGATGGAAGCTGGTTTGTGCATGTAGATCCCGCTGGCGGGATGCGTTTATTTAGTAGTTTTGATGATTCACTTACGGGCAAGGTTGGTGATGCAAAGACTCTTGTTGTTCCATCATCAACTAAAGCGATACAGATAAAAGCAAGGAATACAACGTATAGACCACTAGCAAAAGTAAGGGATTTTGAATTTACGACTAATCGTGAGTTAATTCAGACTGAGACTTTAGGTTCTAAGTTTAAAGAGCAATATGAAAATGGATTGATTCAGGGGCAAGGTACTCTCAACTGTTTTTGGGAGCATCGTTATCTCATGTCTGATCCTGATACCCGTCAGGCAATTAAGCCAGAGTTTGCTGCTTACCTAGCTAGGTTAATCCTCAGACTTGATCAAGGCTGTGACTTTGAAGGTCGCTTTTTTATGTTTAGAGAAGAGGCTAACTCTTCTAATAACTGTTGGTGGGAATGCGAAGCGCAGATCACTAATTGCGGCATCAATGTACCGGCGGGGGGTGTAGTAGAGACTCGGATAGAGTTCGTCACTACAGGAAGAATTAGATTAAAAACAGGGAATATACCGGGCTACTTACTACAAGAATCCACTGATTTCTTGTTACAGGAATCAGGTGACAAGCTTTTCTTGGAAGACGACGGAACTTAATTAAGGATAAGCTACTAAGATAAGTTAAATAGTTGAGTCGATTGAATGGCTGACCTTCAGATAAGTCAACTGCCCGTATTAACGAGTGTCGCGGCGGTTGATGAATTACCCATAGTTGATGTTTCGGGATCTGAGACTCGTAAAACCACAGCTAAAGACTTAGTTCAACAGGGAGTTGCTTTAATTGACGCGGGTTCAATACCCGGATCAGCACTGGCAAGTCTTGGTGCGAATAGCGTAGTAACAACCAGCATTACAGATGGAAATGTAACTAATGCGAAGCTACAAAATTCAAGTTTTAGTCTCGGCGGCCTGACTATTTCTTTAGGCAGTACCGATAATTCACCGGCTCTTGACCTAACTGACGCAACTAATTACCCGGCATCTTCCTTAAGTGGAACAGTATCTAATGCTCAGTTAGCTGGCTCGATTGCAAATAATAAATTAGCTAATTCATCCATATCTTTAGCGGGGGTCTCGATAAATCTCGGTGATACCAATGCGACTCCGACATTTAATTTAACCAATGCAACTAACTATCCCGCGTCTTCTTTAACAGGAACGGTATCGAATGCTCAGTTAGCTGGCTCAATTGCCAACTCTAAGTTAGTTAACTCTTCAATCAATATCGGGGGCGTGAGCCTGAGTTTGGGGGATACAGATAGTAGCCCGGCTTTTGATCTATCAGATGCAACTAACTATCCGACATCTTCTCTGTCTGGAACGATTACAAATGCTCAGTTAGCTGGAAGTATCCAAGGATCAAAAATTCTTGCAGGGAGTATTTCTTCAACTGAACTCGGAACAAATTCCGTGACAGCAGTTGAGCTAGCCAATTTATCTGTGGATACGGCGGCTCTTATTGACTCAAGTGTGACCGATGTAAAAATCTCAGCAGTTAGTGGTACAAAAATAACTGCGGGGTCTTTACCAGCTACAGCTTTAAACGCGAGTAATTTAGGAACCGGTTTAGCAATATCCAGTAACAACCTTGTTATCAATAACACTGTGTCAGCGGGTTCCGCTGCGAAAGTCACATTCTCTAGTGTTGGACTGATTACAGGTAGCGCAAGCCTCGCAGCTAGCGATTTGCCAATAGCTGATGCAACGAATGTTGGTGGTATTTCCGTAGGTGGTGGGTTAAGTGTTACTGGAGCAGGTGCATTATCACTTTCTAATAGTATTTCTGCCGCTACAGTTTCAGGTATTCAATTTAACGCTTTCGGACAGATTGTATCTGCCACAAGTTTAGCTAGTAGCGACTTGCCGCTATCAACTTCATCTCAAGTTGGCGGTGTTCAGATTACATCAGGCGGGGGTTTAAGTGTTGACGGAAGTGGAGGATTGTCTACTTCTTCGAGTGGAATTAGTGCCGGTACATATACTAAGCTGACTGTTAATACAAAGGGTGTTGCAACAGCAGGTCAACTTCTCATTGCGGGTGACATACCAGACATACCGGCAACTAAATTAACGACTGGGATTATAGATGCTGGAAGGATTGGGGCAGGTACTATTGATAGTTCTAAGCTTAGTAATTCATCAACAGCGATAATACAATCAATAGCTCAGTTAGGTTTCCCAACAGCAGGGGTATTTACTGGACAGCTACTGTTCGACCCGATTGCAGAAGACGCATATCTATGGGACGGGAATGCTTGGAATCCAATTACGACTTTGACCAAAGGAGCCCTACAGCGATTTGGAACCTACGATGCAAATCTCAGCCAAGTTGATAGCGTAACTTCTGCGGGCGCAGCGGCGGGACTTAGCATTGGCGCGAATTTGCCAGTTGCATCCGAATCGGTGGACGGCGGTTATGTCGTTATCTCGGTTCAGGGAACTCCAAGCGGAGTTGCTGGAATTACCGGTCAACTTAGTCCTCCTGATTATCTATTAGGTGTCACAAATACAGGCGGCTCTAGCTGGCAAGAGATTGATCTTTCATCTACCGTTGCCTCGCAGGTAGCAAGCCAAATTGGTTACACCCCATTTGGTCAGATTTCATCAAATAATGTGCAAAGCGCAATCGACGAACTCGAAACAGAAAAACTAGCTAAAACCGGTGGTGAAGTAAGTGGAGAGCTTCTTATTGGTGCAACTGGTAGCCTTGTTTTCGAGGGGTCAACACCGGATGCGTTTGAGACTAAATTAGTTGCACAAGATCCAAGTGTTAGCGATAAAATATTAACTTTACCGAATATTACCGGTACCTTAATAACAACGGGTGATACAGATTCGGTTACATCAACGATGGTTGATGGAAGTCTTACAAATACAAATTTAGCGGCCAACGCTGCAATCGCGTTTACCAAACTTGCGTCGCTCACAGCAGCTTCGATATTAGTCGGCAACGCTAGCAATGAGGTCGCTGGTGTACCTGTCACTGGAGATATATCCATTGATAACGCGGGACTTACGGCAATCGGCGCAGGTAAAATTGTTAACTCGATGGTTAGCGGTACGGCTGCAATAGATGGGTCAAAAGTAACGGCGGCGAGCTTATCGGCATCGGGAACAGTTCAGCTAAATGATTCAACTAACTCAACTTCTACAAGTGAGGCAGCTACAGCAAACGCACTTAAGTCGGCTTTTGATTTAGCAACAACAGCAAATACAAATGCGGCTAATGCTGCTCAAACCACTGGAACTACATTTACAGGCGATGTCATTATTGATAACGGAAAAGAATTAAGGCTAAGTGAGGCCGATGGTGATGGAGCTAATTACACAGCTTTCAAAGCACAAGCCCAGTCTTCAGACATAACTCTCACATTACCGGCAGATTCGCCTACTGGGGGATTCGTTTTAAAAGCGAACGCAAGTACACCTACAACTCTTGAGTGGGCTGCTGATAGTGCAACTGATAACACTAAAATGCCACTTGCGGGAGGCACATTCACGAATGACGTAACCTTTACTGGGGATGCCAGTAATGGGTTATGGGATAAGTCAGCGAGTGCGTTCGTTGCAAACTTAACTGGAAATGTCACGGGTAATGTTTCGGGTACATCTGGAGGCTTTACGGCTGGTAGTGCCTCTAATTTAGATTCAGGGACTGTCAATGTTGCAAGACTTGGATCAGGAAGTTCTGTAAGCACCAAGTTTTTAAGAGGTGACAATTCTTGGCAAACTGTTAGTAGTGATTTAGTGAATGACACCTCACCTCAATTAGGTGGTGACTTAAATGTAAATTCTAAAAATATTCGATTTGGAGATAGTTCTGACGGTAGTACAGGCGATGTATTATATTTTGGTGATGGTGAAGATTTAAAGATATATTCAGAGGGTACAAAGGCTAAGTTTATTGGTGATATAGATTTTGAAGGTACTTTCAAATGGTCAGATGGATCAAATTATGATGCTTTAGTTTGGAATGAATCAACTAATAATTTAGAATTTAAAGATAATAATAAATTAACTTTCGGTACTGGTGCTGGAGGCGTTCCTGATCTAAGTATTTTCTCAAACGGATCAGAAGGAATACTTGGTATTCCAGATGGAGGAACACTAAAGGTTAAAGATGGCAGCAATACTATGGTTACTTTTTCTGGAGCTAGTAACCAAATAGATTTTGGCGTTACAACTCTGTTTATTGGTACTGCTAGTAATGCGTATTGGGATAAAACAAATAGTAGATTTAACGGAACAATTACAGAAGTAAATGTTACTGCTAATAATTCAACAGATGAGACTGTTTATCCTTTATTTGCTGACGGTGCAACAGGTAGCCAAGGGGCTGAATCAGATACAGGTTTAACTTATAACCCTTCTAGTGGATTGTTAACCAGTACTGGTTTTGCAGGGGCATTAACTGGAAACGTCACAGGTACGGCTTCTGGAAATGCTGTTCTTACTGGTTCAACTAACAACACTATTGCAACAGTTACAGGAGCTAATGCTCTTCAAGGTGAGGCTAATCTTACTTTTGATGGATCAGAATTAAAATTACCTACTGGATCTGGTACACAAGGTTTATTTTTTCAAGCGTCTTCAGGTAGTAATGCAAACTTAAGAGGTGTTGGAACTAATTATGGTTCATTAGGCTTCTTTTTCGGTAATAATGAAAAAGTCAGGTTTGATAGTTCGGGAAATGTTGGTATTGGAACGACAAGTTTAGGGTCATACAATTCCAGTGGTGATAATCTAGTTATTCGCTCTAGTGGTACTACTGGTTTAACTTTAAGCGGTGGTGCTACTGATAATTGCAATATATTCTTTGGTAATGCAGAAGATACTCATGTTTCTGCTCAAATAAATTATGACAATGATACTAATTTACTTAAGTTAGCGGCAGGGGAATCTAATGGAGTTATAAGTTTTTGTACCGTTTCGTCTAATGAACGGTTTCGGATTGGAAGTGCAGGTCAGCTAGGTATTGCGGGAGCTAATTACGGTACAGACGGGCAAGTTCTTACATCTAAAGGTGCTTCTGCTGCTCCTGAATGGGCTGATGCTGGTGGTGGTTCAGAAATAACGGCTACCGCCTCTGGTGCTATTGCTGCTGGTAAAGGAGTAATTGTAAATAGTTCTGGATCTGTAAGCCAAGCAACTGTTACTGCCGCAGCTTTTGGAAGTAGAACATCAATGTCTATTCCTGATGATATGCAGGGCGGTACTGAACCCGACCATGACATTATCTGGTGTGAAGCACACAATTGTTTTGTTCAAGTCTATAAAGCTACTAGTAGTAATGATTATGGAAGGATAAGATGTGGAACTCTTAGCGGTACAACAATTACTTGGGGTTCTCCTTATACATATGCTGCTGATCAATGTTGGGAAAACAGATGTGTATACGATCCAGTAAACGATTTAATTATCGTAGCTTACAGAAATATATCTAGCTCGGCTAGGGTGCAAGTTCAACAGATAAAAATTTCTGGCACAACTATAAATTCAGTTAGTGCTACGGCAACTCCTAACGGTAGTTTAGGTATGTCTGAACTTGGATTAGCTACCGATGGCAAAGGGTCGTGCATAATTACCTATAGATATAGCTCTAATGGCAAAGCACAAAGAGTTTACGCCAATGCAGCGACTACAGGTGCTCCTTCGTTTGACTCTGTTCAAGATATACAAGGCTATTCCAATAATAACTTTAGGTTCAATAGTATTGCCTATAGCCCTGATGATGATAAATTTCTTTGTTGCTGGACTGATGCTGCCAATGGTCGTGGTGTAGGTCGTCTAATAACTATTACAGGTACTAGCGGTAGCTCTTTAACTTTTAGTAGCACACCTGGGTCTGGAAATTATTTCCATACTGGAGGCTACCCAAGAGATATAAAACTTGTTTATAACACCAACATAAATAAATTTGTCTGTGTCTACAACAACTCTGTAAGAGACATGTACGCAAGAGTTGGGATTATCTCATCTGGTGAAATAGGTTGGGGAACTGAAGTTCAAATTACACATGCAACAAATATGAGTAGTAATTACGATCCAAGTCATATCTTTAATCCCCAATCTTTTAAACATTCTGTTTACTGGAAGGATGGAGCCGATAGCAATAAATTAAAACATGCTGATATAACAATCAGTGGTACAACTCCATCTATGGGATCAATTGCAACATTAGAATCAACTTACACTAATAATGAATACAGCATGGCAGGTGTAAGTAATGCTGGTGATGAAATTAATGTATGGCAGGCTACAGGTAATGGTCTGCAATATATTGTTAGAAGTGGTGAAACTACTACATTAACGTCTACAAATTTTATTGGTTTTGCTAGTGCTGGTTATAGTAATGGAAATACAGCTACAGTAAAGGTCGTAGGAAATACACTAACTGGTCAATCAGGATTGACAGGAGGGACAAAAGTTTATGTTCAAAGAAATGGAGATATCAGTCATACACCCTCAACTCCAAGCGTAGAAGCTGGTACTGCCTTAACAAGTACATCTCTTTTGATAAAAGGTTAGTATTAGCCGAATAGGTCAGGAAAAAAACCAGTCTTAGTTTTGCGGGGTTGCAATACCTCTTTAACTTATATAAGGTGTACTTACTTATATGCATCAAATGGCAGATTTAAACCAGCTTGTTCAACAAAGAGCAAATTTACTAAAGCAATACAACGAGGTTCTTGAGAGATACCAGAAAGCAGCTGACGCAGAATTGCAAGCCATTCAAAAGGACAGACTGAATAATCAAAAGCAAATTGACGAGATCCTAAATACTAACGCTGGTCTTCCAGATGCTTAAGATCCTCACCTACATCAATACTGCCGCGCTTGTCGTGGCTGTTGGTGGTGGGGGTTTTCTTTATATGAAGAGAGCAGACTATGTAAACAACATGATTCTTACTGTCCAAGATCAGGTCATTAGGAACATGCAAAGCAGCATAAAAACACCGAAACTTCCTAGTAATACCGGTTCTGTTTTACCTTTCAAATGATCCAATTTAAGTCATTTAATGGTCTAACTTCTCTAGTCCTTGGAGGGGGTTTGATTGCTACAAACTTTATGAGCTTAAACATGCTGGCTCGTAAAGACTCAGGCATACCTGATATATCGAAGCTAAGTTCAACGCCTTATAGCAGCCTTCAAATAAGGAGTGAAACTAAATCTGACGGTGGAGAGGAGTGGAGTTTTTCTAGCCGTCAACATGACCCTAAAACGATGTTGAGCTATGAGACGAGTGAATCTCCTACTTTTAATAAAGGTGTGAAGACTAAACATATTCATAAAGAATCAGTTGCCCAATTTGCGATTTTTCCACGTGGAGAGAACGGTAAATTATCGGCAAAACAGATTGAATGTATCGAGAAATCTGCGATGGGTAGGTCCAATGCTCAGTTGATTTCTGACAGCGCAGCGGTCCAAGTCACACCTGCTATAGCTAGTGTGCCTATTGTTGGACCCGTACTTGCCGGCCTCACATTCGGAGTAGCTAGAAAAGAATTAGGTAAAGCGGGTAGCAATCTCGCTGAAAGATGGAATGACTGCTAGGTGGAAATAAAACCACCGGTAGTTAAGGAACTGACGGTAAAAGAGTTGGGAAATATTGATGTCATACCACCGGCTACTCAAATACCCGGAACCACTTTTGGTGATTTACCTTTTGGCTTTGTTCCAATAGTTGAGTTACCTTGCGTCGTTGCGAGAGATAAAAGTACAGGTACGGCTAGTGAAATGTATTCAAATGATCCCGAAGGTACATATACCCTCTGCGATCATAAAGCTGCTGTCTATGTACCGTTTGATTTTTACAAGGATTTACCAAAGCAGAAACAACCAAGAATCGTTCCACCATCAGGGGATGAGGGAGAGGAAGTGAAAGAAAAGGATGGAGCCAATAACAAGAAGAGTAATAGCGACGTAGGACAAAATATAAACCCAGATAATTCCAATAATCTTAGCCTTGAACCTTTGCCATGTCCTCCACCTGATAACAAATATCCAATAGGCGCATTAGGTAAATACGGAACTGCGCGAGTCAAAGGTTTTAAAATTAATATGGCTGACGGTAAATGCGAGACGATATGGGAGTCACTAGGCAAACTTGAAGTCTTAGATAACTATTCTCCCCCACCGGCATTGGTAACTTCAACTTTTACAGTTGCATTGTTCGGAGCATCAGCCGCACTCTTCGCCTCCCCGCTAACGAAGCTTATAACTAAAACGCTCAAGCCTATAAGTAAGAAACTAATAAAAGCTGTAAAAACAAAGCTAGGCAAAACAGACAAAGTGCTATCAAAAGCAGAACGAATAAAAGCCCAACGAGAAAAGACAATGATTAATCGGATGTGGTCTTCTCTTCGGAAATAATATGTTTGTGATCGATGAGAGTATTGGGTTTAGATACCAGTTCTATGTCGTCACATAAGACTGCAAACTTTGTACCTTTCTTAAACTGAACGCCAGATTCTAGGAGTGCGGCACAGTGTTTTGCTCGCCCGAGTTCAAAGCTGAGTCTTGCGTCTTCGTGTTTCGCTTGTAAAAGGTTGACAATATGTTTTTGGGCTTTTCTGCAAGACTTGATTGAGGCGCGGTCCAGATTAATATTCCAAGAAATACTGATGCCCGGAGAATATGCCCAGTTCTTCTTCTCAAAGCGTTGGACAGTTCGATAACCCCTAATTAAATCTGGTTGATCTGTCTCGCCGTCACCTATCTCAATACCGTTTTCATCAAACGCTCCCTTCACATCTTTAGTTGAGTAAATAGGATCTAGGTAACTACCAACCTCGGGACTGCCGCCAGAAAAATTGCTAGAAAGGAAGGGCTGAAATACGAGCGTATCCCCCTGACATTGGACCTGATTTAATGAGTAGGTATTCGTAAATTGTTTTGAAGGCATATTTAACACACCAAAATTTGATACCGAACCACTGCTATTACTAACAGGAGCGTTACTCATGTTTACCTCTGCGTTTACAGGGCTATTTAATAACACTAAACCTAGTAATATACCCCGCTTCATTATCAATTACTAAAGGTTGACATCGTGTTAGTGACCGACTCAGTGACAATATCTCTCGATATTCGGGTAAAAGATTTTAAGCCCGGTCCTTGATATGAATTAAGTAGTTGAGTAGCTGCGCCTTGAGTGTGCATATTTACGTTGGGTACTGTATCTAAGTCAACTCCAAAGTGAGTTGTCGTAACTCCGCTAACTGAGTGAGTGCCAACAGTCTTAATATCAGGGTTGATCTTGCCTTGAACATTTAGGTTGGTACCAGATAAAGACCAGTCAAATCCTGTCGAATATTCCCATTGCTCGATCAGTTCCGTCGTATTTTGTTTACTGGTAGTGGTTGAGGTTGTACTAGCACCACCGAAATTTGGGACTACAGGAATAGAGTAAACCCGTTGCACCGGTATGAATATGAGCGTTATTAATGATAGAAAATAGCGCATTAATTACCAATTTCTAAAGCACTTGTAATACTACCCGTGACAGAAGTTCCCGCTGCTCCGGGGCTTAGTGTAATTACTCCACCGGATACAGATGTTATTGCAACTGCCATCCCGTTATTTGATCCACCTGCATAGCTGACAACATCGTTACCTGTAGGAAGACTCGTCAACCCTGCATGAGTTAGCGATGCAGCCGAGGTTGTACTTGAGCCTTGAGAAAAGGATTCCGTGAAAGTTGTTGCTGCACCTGCGGTTGTCTGTGTATAAGTTCCGATACCGTGAGTAGCTGCAACACCGGTAAGAGTTGCCGGATCTCCAGATGTCGCCGGACTGTCTAAATGCCCAAGGGTTGAGGCACTTATTCCCGTACTGGACATTGAGTAGACGGACGGAGTTTGTTTTACATGAGAATAAGCCCCGTCAACAGTACCTTGTGCGCTGGCTGTAATTTTATGGACAACCCCCGCGCTAACTGGGTTTATAAGGAAAAGCGTGGAGAGAAGTAGTAAGCGTTTCATGTTAGACGGCCTGTTTGAGGATCAACTACTTTATTTGTGATTGGATCTATACGAGGTTCTTGAGGAACTAATTTTACCGGTGTTTCGATTCTTACGATTTGGGTGTTGCCGAGTAATTCCTTTAATTCATCAGCGGTACTCTTGCCATTCTTTGCTTTATCACCACCACCTTTTTGAGTGATAGATGCGCCAAAGGAACTAGCCAATCCTACGAAGACACTTGCAATAAAAGTCGGGTCTATCTTTTGTTGAGGGATGCCTAGCTTACTGAGATCTAGGTATGAAACCGATAACATTGCCGTGGCCCAAGTCAACAGCAAAACGCGAATTAAAAGTGAGACGTATTCAAACTGTTCATCCCTGTCGGGAATTTTCTCTTGAATCTTTTGGATCAGGTTTTTACTTTTTTCTTCTTTGATTTCTTTTTTGTTTTGTGGGTCTTGTACGGCATCCATCAAAGATAAGTAGAAGTTACTTAATTACTTTAGCTCAATTTGATTGAGTTAGTCTTCCTCGGGT